TCTAGAAATTTGAATCAGCTTGCCGATATAGGCGACATGAAGACCATGACAAAGAAAATCAATGGCGGGTTTATTGGACTTGAAGATAGAATCAAACATTATGAGCATGCCCTCCAAGCACTAGGAAGCTGATCGTGGTTGATGAAGTCGAGAAAGAAGAGAAGAAAGAAGAATCTTGGGTAACATCGAAATGGCGCCCATGCATGGGATGGTTGTATATGGCAACCTGTGCTTTTGATTTTATTCTTGGTCCAATCTTTTGGGCATTGTTACAAACTCTAACCAAACAAACGGTGACGCAATGGATGCCATTAACACTTCAGGGAGCGGGTCTCTACCATGTAGCAATGGGTGCAGTCCTGGGTGTCTCTGCGTGGAGTCGGGGTCAGGAGAAAATGGCTGGAGCGTCGTCACAAGGGACAGCACCTGCCGGAACGTATCCGCCATCCCCGTCAACACCTCCACGCTATATGGGACAGACTCAGCCAACGTACTATCCGCAGACGCCACCACCAAGACCCGTTGTGACAGCTGCAAGTGTGACAGCATCTAAGGTTCTTGTTGATACGGACGACGACGACGCAGACCAAATGACTCAACGAAAACCAAATCCGGAAGGTAGATCATAATGACGATTAAGGCTATGAGACTTGTGACAGGTGAAGATATCATTGGCGACGTTACTACAGATGGCACAGGTGAATCCATCAGCAAACCAGCCATCATTGGTGTTCAGCAGGGTCCAGGCGGCAGACCTCAGCTTGGTCTCGGCGACTTTCTGCCGTTCGCAAAAACAAAGAAGATTCGCATTGGTTCAGACAAGATCGTATATTTCTACGAGCCAATGCCAGAAGTTTTCAACGCATACAATAAAACATTCGGCAATGGGTTGGTTATACCAAATTTAGCCACGCAATTATATCCCGGAATGGCTTGACATTTTAGTCGAAATAGGCTATACTTACATCATGAATTTCTATACAAGTGTTATTCCCGTTGGCGACAATCTCCTAGTTCGTGGATATAGAAACGGCAAGCGTTTCTCTGATCGCGTTCATTATCGCCCAAAGTTGTTCGTTCCTTCCAAGAAGGAAACGATCTGGCATAGTATCGAAGGTGCGCCCATCGAGGCTATGGAGTTCCCTGGTATGCGAGACGCCAGAGACTTTTTGAAAAGATATGAAGACGTTTCCGGATTTGCGGTCTATGGATTGCCAAGGTTCGAATATGTCTATATCAACGAGACCTATCCCGGAGAATTGGTTTTCGATCGCGACCTGATTCGTATTGTGAATATCGATATCGAGGTTGCTTCCGCTAACGGCTTCCCAAATCCAGATCAAGCTCTGCAAGAAATCATTGCGATAACAATGAAGAAAGACGACGAGTTTGTCGTCATTGGCTGCAATCATTATATGCCGAAGCGTAGGGATATTCGTTACATTCACTGCAAGGATGAAGAAGAACTTCTTCGCGTATTCCTTGATGAGTGGGAGCGTGGAACGCAGCCTGATATTGTAACTGGTTGGAATGTGACGTTCTTCGATATTCCATATCTAGTGCGCAGAATTGCACAGGTTCTCGGAGAGCAATCGCCAAAGAGACTTTCTCCATGGGGCAGATTGAGTGAGCGAGAAACCGTAATCAAAGGAAAGCTGCAGAAGTTCTTCAACATAGATGGTGTTGCTGTTCTCGACTATCTAGAAATGTATAAGAAGTTTACTTATTCGCAGCAAGAGTCATATCGCCTCGATCATATCTGCCATATCGAACTAGGCGAACGTAAAATTGACTATTCAGAATATGAAACTCTGCATAAATTATATCTAGAAGACTTCACAAAGTTTATCGATTATAACATCCGAGACGTCGAGTTGGTAGAGAAGCTCGATGATAAGATGAAGCTGATTGATTTGGCGTTGACGATTGCGTATGATGCTAAGGTAAATCTCACGGATGTGTTCACTCAGGTTCGTATGTGGGATGTTATCATTCACAATCATCTGTGGAATCGTAATATCTCTGTTCCTGCATCTGGCGGTGGCAAGAAGTATGGAGCCTTCGAAGGTGCGTATGTCAAGACACCTCAAGTTGGCGCACACGAATGGGTAGTGTCTTTCGATCTTAACAGTCTGTATCCACATCTGATCATGCAATATAATGTTTCGCCAGAAACACTTGACAGAACACGAAAGGCTTCTGTGACTGTCGATCAGATGCTTTCGAACGAACCACTTCCTCTTAGAGAGGGATATGCTCTCGCGCCAAATGGTTGTTACTTTCGCACCGACAAGCAGGGATTTCTTCCAGAGATCATGGAACGCATGTATAACGATCGCGTCGTCTATAAGGACAAGATGATCGTTGCGCAAAAGAGTTATGAGAAAGCTGACGGTTCTGATCAGAAGAAACAATATCAGAAAGACATCTCGCGTTATAAGAACCTACAGTTGGCAAAAAAGGTTCAGCTCAATAGCGCATATGGCGCACTCGGAAACGAATACTTTCGATTCTTCAATCTGGATCAAGCAACTGCGATTACATATGGCGGGCAGTTGTCGATTCGTTGGGCTGAAGATAAACTGAATACATATATGAACGAAACTCTTAAAACGAATGGAATAGATTATGTTATTGCATCAGATACAGATTCATTATACATTGCTTTTGGCGCGTTGGTTAGCAAAGTGTATGGTAAAGAGCATAGTGTATCACGGGAGAAGATCGTCACTTTCATTGACAGATCATGTCGCGAAGTATTTGAACCTGTTATCGATAAGCTTTATTCGGATCTTGCTGAAAGGGTAGGGGCATTCCAACAGAAGATGATTATGAAGCGTGAGGTTATCGCCGATCGCGGTATCTGGACTGCAAAGAAGCGATACATTCTTAACGTGCATGATTCTGAAGGTGTTCGGTATGCCGAGCCTAAACTAAAGATGATGGGTGTCGAAACTGTAAAGTCTTCGACGCCAGCAAGTTGTCGCAAGGCGCTTTCCGAGGCTATGAAGATTATCATGAATGGCAGCGAGGAAGACCTTCAGGAGTTCATTCGGAAGTTCTCAGTCGATTTCAAGAAACTCCCTCTAGAAGATATCGCATTCCCTCGAGGAGTGCAGGGTGTAGATAAATACTCAAAGACTGGGGCTTCTGCAATTCCAATTCATGTGCGTGGTGCTATTGCATTCAATCGCAAGCTGGAAGGAATGAAGCTCACTAAGAAATATCAGAAGATCAAAGAGGGCGAGAAGATCAAGTATTGCTATCTTAAGATGCCAAATCCATTGCATGAGAATGTAATATCTGTTCTGCACAATCTTCCAAGAGAATTTGATTTGGGGTTATACATAGATTATAATCTTCAATTCGAAAAGGCATTCCTAGATCCAATGAGATCCATTCTGAACGTGATTGAATGGAAAGAAGAGCCTAGAAATTCTATTGAAGATTTCTTCACCTAAAGGAAACACCAGATGGCAATAAAGATTCCGACTGAGTATAGTTCGTTCGACTTTGGTTTCACAGGCGTCGATGATCCTATCGAAAAGCCAACGACGCCACCGGCGACTTCACCAGAGATTCATGAGAGATTCGATTTTCTTGAGCAGAAGCTTGAGGAAATGATGAGTCAGGTGGCGAGCAGCAATATTGCATCTGGCACAGAATCTGAGATGAAAGATAAGATTCGCCAGCTAGAAGCAATCATTGTTCCTCTGTTGAACAATCTACTTAAGACTGCAGATAAGGATTATATCTATTGGCCAAAGCGTAGGGAAGCGGTCGAGAAACAGCTTCAGCATGTCCTCGAGATTACTCGTGGCTAGACGCAAACTTGCTGCAATCTCTATTAGTGTTTCCGATAGAGTATTTGCTATGGTTATCGGATTATCATTATCCGTGGTCGCAGCATTTTATGCAGTAACAGGTCTTGCCGCGATATTTGCTGGTGCGTTCATTCCTGTCATCATTATGGGAAGTGTTCTTGAAGTAGGTAAGATCATAACAGCATCTTATCTGTATCGTAATTGGAATATAATGCCACGTCCGATGCGCGTGTATTTCACGGGAGCAGTATCGGTTCTGATGATGATTACATCGATTGGTGTATTTGGTTATCTGTCAAAAGCACACATAGATCAGAATGCACCTTCTGGTGATATTTCTGCTGCGATAGAAAGACTAGACCAGCGCGTCGCGCGCGAGAGGTCGAGAATTGCTAATGCCGAGAAGATAACTGCACAGCTTGATGCAGCCATTGACAAGTATATTTTAGTAGAGCAGGTGACTCGTGGGCTTGATGCTAGAAAGGCACAGGCTAAGGAACGTGAGGCTATTAGATTAGAAATACGAGACGCACAAGCAAATGTTGATTCTCTTCTGGATGAAAGGTCTCCCCTCACACAGAAGATTCGCGACACTCAGATAGAAGTTGGACCGATTCGATATGTTGCAGAATTGATCTATGGTGAGAATACTCCAGAGGTTCTCGACAAAGCTGTTCGAGCGATTATCATTGCCCTGGTTCTGGTTCTCGATCCTTTGGCAATCCTTCTCATAATCTCAGCAAACT